CAAGTCAAAATCAAAGCCTGAAGCTCCAGAAATTTGACTTCTTTTCAGAACCAAAAGATCTCTTGGAGATGTAGCAAGAATGATTTTGTGAAGCTCGAATCTATCCCCAGCAACCATGTTAGTTTTTAACTTAGCTTTCTTGGTAGAATCGAAGTCTTTGAAAGAACTTACAAGTCTTCTAGAAGAAGAGTCATGTTTAAAAACATAGCTTACTAAATTCCAATTAGCTTGATTAGAAAAAGTTGGATGAGAAGAAACTTCTGGTATTGCAGAAAGCTCAGATTTTTCCATAGAAAATTCAACAAAAGAATCACCAGCTACTTGAGCTTGTTCAACCATAAGAGCATTGATTGTGATATTATTAGTAGAAGTTCCTAGAGGAATATAAAATCCAGAGTTAGCTCTTCCGCCACTAGTTTTGTTTGTGTTGTTTTGAACAACTACACTAGCTCCGCGGCTTCTTATTGCAAAGTTAGAAAATAGAGTATTTTCTCCAGATCCAAAAATACCGTCAATTAAATTTCCTTCAACTAATCCACCTACAGTATCAACAGTGACGGCTGTATTAAACATGTTATTATTGGAACCGATTTTAGCACCAGTTTGCCCATTAATAACGTTATTTAAAAAGCTAGTACTTAAACAGTTACTAACAGATCCAGAGTTTCCAATAACAACCATCTGTCTTGCAACATTTGGAATACAGGTTTGCATATTGAACGTTAGTGTGATAGTTTGACCAACAGTTAAACCAGAACTAGATTTAGTAAGAACTGCTTGTTTTAAACTAGGATTAGAAGAAGCAAAGCCCGCTGTACCAGTATAAGAAGTAGAAGAAAAACTACTACCACCAGCAACTGGAGTTAATTCAGAAGAAGGAAATTCAACAGTAAAGTTAGAAGCTGTAACAGCCACTACTGTAACTTCCATTGAAGATGTTGAAAATCCCGGAACTTCAGCTGGCTGAGATCCTGAGAAAGTTTTACCTTCGAATATACAATTTTGAATCGTTCCATTTTCTGAAGGAAGATTACTTCCAGTCAATAAACCAGAATCCCCATTAGCAACAATTTTACAACCATCTATCAACCAATTCATATGTTTTCCAGAGGCTGGACTTACGATACCGATAGCACAAGCTTCAACCGCTGGAGTTGGACTATCAAACCCTGTAACACACATATTTTTAATTTTCCAACCATTCAAAGCTAAATTCATAACTTGGATAGTAGCTGGGATAGTTGAACCAGTGAAAGTAGATGGCATTGTTATTGTAGCACCAGATCTTGCTGTTTTAAAATTCAACACAACGTTAGATCCATCAACACTATTGGCAGTATCTAATGTAATCGTTTTTGTTGTTGAATTAATAGCAGTAATTATCCCAGAAACACCTGTTCCAGTAACTTTCATACCAACTACAACCGAAGTAACGTTCGGAAGAACAATAGTAAAGCTTCCAGAAACAACAGATACTACAGTTTTGTTAATTGTAGAAGCTGTAGTAGAAGGAGATACTTTAAATTGAGTAGCACTTAAAATTTCAGAAATTCTACTGTTTGTAGCAAAACCCACTGAACTTGTAACTCTTCTACCCTTGATTAATCCAGAAGTAGAAGGAACTGTAATAACGTCCTCACCTTGGAAAAAAGAAGCTCCAGAAAAAGTCTGAGCAGCATATTGACCCTCTACAAAAGTCAACTCTTTACCAGCTCCAACTAGTTCAACTGATTTGTATAACTCGATATTTTCATACCAAGTACCTTCTCCAATATCAATTATATCACCATCAACTGCATCGTAAATAGCACCTTGAATGTCAGTGTGCGTACCTGACCCGTTTTTCCGCACATAAAATGTAGACATATAGTCTCCTTAAAAAAAAGGAGGGGATTTCTCCCCTCCGGTTAGAAAAAATTAAACTTCTCTAGCGTAAGTTACAAAGATAACATCGCCTTCTTCGATAGCTTCAACTCCGCCAGTAGCGAAATCGCCCATCCAAGTAAGAACGGTTTTACCATTAACAACAGAAACTGAGAAATCTTCGTCTTTATGAACCATCAAACGACCAACACAAACAACAAGTGAATTTTCCACACACTCGTGAGCAAGCTCAACAGAACTTAATTCAGAAGATTCGTCAATAACGAACTTCATTTTGTTGAAATATGGACCGTCTGTTTGAACTTCAAGAGCTGTAATTCTAGATGACAAGTTACCAATATCAGTAATAGTATCATCTCTGAATGAATTATAGTCTTCAATATGCATACCTAATTGTTGACTGAGTGACTCATCAGCAGCTTGTCTGTCAGAAACTTCTTGGCTAAGTTGTTCAAGAATTGAAGAAACTTCATTGTCTATTACTTCACTTAATTGATCAGAGGTGCTTGTTACTAACTGATCCACATAAGCTTTAGTTGTAACTTGTCTAGGATCAAGTGGAATAGCAGCTACTCCATTTTCCATAATCATTATAGATCCAGCACTTACATCCGTACCAGAATTACCAGAAGTAAAAGCTAAATTACCAAAACCTAAAGAAGATACTTGAGTACTATCTTCTGAATTTGAGAAATTAAACCAACCAGTCATAGAATAGTCACCAGTCATAGAATCACCAGACTTACTGACTTTTCCATCAATATTAGACTGAAGTTGTTGATCAGCTAATTCACGAGCAGACTGTTCAGCAGATATTGCAGCTTCTCTGTTAATAACTTCTGCATCAATGTCACTTCTCAATCCATCAATATCAGATTGTTGAAGATCAAAGTTACCTTGAACTACGCCTTCAAGAGCATCACTGTCAGACTGAAGAGAGCTGTCGCCAGAAATTCTAGCAGCAGTTTCAGTAGCAAGAGCTGATGTAGCAGCAGCAGATAAGTCACTGATTGATTGATTAAGATCGCTATCAGCATTTTGGAAAGCTGTAACAACTTCTACTAAAGAATCAAGAGCTTCTGTATCTAGGTTGCTCATTACTAGAGAGATCTTTCCATCTGTATAATCTTTAGAAGATTGTAGAGTAGAAGCATCACCCTCACCACGTTCATTTCGTTCATCAGCTAATAAATTTTCAACTCTGGTAATTTCAGATTCTCTATTGCTTATTTCTTCTTCAACCATTAATTCTATGTCAGCATCGCCAGCAAGACGAGCAGAAACTTCAGCATCAATGTTTGATTGAAGAGTTGTATCAGCAGATTGTCTTGCAGAAATTTCAGAGTTTAAGCTAGATTGAAGCGCAGAGTCACCAGCAATACGAGCAGTTTCTTCGCTAGAAACAGCAGATTGTCTGTCAAGAATTTCTTGATCTAAATCAGAACGAATATCTTGAGCATAACCATCTAGGTTTTCTAGGTCAGATTGAAGTTCAGCTTCAACGCCCATAGCACGAGTTTCTTCAGCGTCAATGTTAGACTGAAGAGTTGTGTCGGCAGATTGACGAGCAGATGCTTCAGAGTTAATATTAGACTGGAGAACTGAATCAGCAGATTGACGAGCAGAAGCTTCAGCCGAAACTGCAGATTGTCTGTCAGAAACTTCTTGAGTAATCTGAGATTGTAAGCTTGACTCAACGCCCATAGCACGAGACTCTTCAGCGTCAATGCTATCTTGTAGATCAGAATCAGCTTGCTCACGAGCAGATTGCTCAGCAGAAACTGCAGCTTGACGATCTGAAACTTCTTGAGCAAGACTAGATTGAAGAGCTGAATCTCCAGCAATGCGAGCTGCTGTTTCAGTAGACATCATTCCATCAAACTTAGACTCAATACGAGACTCTTCGCCCATAGCGCGAGTTTCTTCAGCTTCAATTTCAGACTGGAGAGACTGGTCGCCAGCTTGTCTGTCAGAAACTTCTTGAGCAAGAGCTGCGTTATTAGAAAGAACGTAAGAAGCGAAAGCAGAATCATTCTCAGTGTCAACTGAGTTAATCAATTCAACGATCTCAGCAAAGCTATCTTTATCAGCTTGAGAAGCTAAAAGAATTGCATCAACACGACTTTTTTCTGTGTCAATTTGAGATTGGAGACTAGAGTCACCTTGCTCACGAGCAGATTGCTCATCTGACATCATTTCATCGAATTTAGCTTCGATACGATTTTCTTCTTGAGATGCTCTAAGTTCCTCTTCATCAATACGATCACTAAGATCATTATCAGCAGATTCACGAGCAGATTGCTCAGCTGATATCATTCCGTCAAATTTGCTTTCAATACGAGACTCTTCGCCTTCAGCTCTTGTTTTTTCAACAAGAATAGAAGCTTCAAGATCTGATACTTCTTGATCTAAATTAGATTGAAGTTGTTGATCTCCAGCAATACGAGCTTGCTCTTCAGAATCAAGTTGTGATTTGAAAGCAATTTCTTGACCGTCGTGAACTAGCTTGTCACTTCCGTCTAATTTTAATAGTTCGACTTCTGAACCGTCTTGTTTCTGACCACGAACCGCTTGGTCTTTTTGAAGTTTAATCTTCGAGCCATCAACTTGATCTGCTCCGATAAACTTCTTTTTAATTTGTTGTGCCATGTTACTCCCCCTTAATAGTAGTAATATGTAATGTTAATAATATCATCGACTTCTAAAAATCCATCTAAACCTAAATTTTCCCATGTTAAAACATTTCCAGACAAAGTAAACTCTGTTCCGTAATTTTGCCTAATTCCTCCTTCGGGCAAAAATAAAATGTCGTTTGGATTTGTGGGTTGTTTCTGTAAAGATATACTTTTATTATCAATGATCGCCTGTGTTATCACAAGCTTTTCTGTTTTTACTTTTAATCCAGCATTTTTTCCAATCTCAAAACCACCTACCGTGGTGTCGTCGCCTCCGAAAAAAGAAGCGGTGTCCTTGTCATAAACAATTTCAGATTCGCTCAAGACAAGTTGAGTTCTATCATTAGTTGTTATTTTTGGGACACGAAAAATTGCCATTTTTTATTAAACTCTAGATTGTAAATCAATTAAAGCATCTTCATTTGTTCTATCACCTGTATCTAACGTGATATCACCACCTTGTCGATCTCCAAAATCAACGAATCCGTTAGAGGAATCTGAATCTGGTCCAGAAGGAGGTACAAATTTTAATTGTCCTGTCAAAAAATCAAATACTATCATAATAATTCCAAAAATTTAATGTCTTTTTTTGTTGCGTCTTTATAAGTTATTTTTACTGTCTTTAATAAGATTCCATTTAATCCATTTTTTCTATAATATACAATGTCAATATCAAGTTCAGTGTCATCTACTGAAATACTGTCACAATCTTTAGGTGGAGCAAATGGATTAAACATTGTTCCAATTGTTTGATTAACAGTTTCAAGATTATTATTTACTGTTCCTAGATTTTGATTAACATTTCCAAGCTCTTGATTTGCAGAACTTAATGATTGGTTAGTGGTAGCTATACCTTGATTGACATTTCCTAAATAAACATTAGAAACATCTTGTTTTGCTTCGGTTGCAGCTCCTGCTTGGGCTGAAACATTGATAGAACCATTTGGATTTATTTTTAATTTATAACCAGTTGAAGCATCTCCAATAGAAACAGTGTCATCTTCAGCAGTTAAGGTTATATCCATTTCTGCATTGACAACGGTTGCCTCTGAATCAACTCTGAGCCTCTGTGTTTCATCATTAAATGCTTCTTGTAATACTTGATTGGCATCTAATCTAGAAGGTTGATGTCTTGGAGCCATTATATTTCCTCAAATTACATATATATTATGCAATTTCACATAGTTATAGTGATTATGTGTGCATTACACATATATAGAGTTGTTAATATTTAACCCCTTATAATTTAATAGAAATTTTGAATAAAATTATTTATCTTTTTTAAATAAATCTAACACAGAGGGTGTGATTTCTGCGGTTTTTTCTCCAGATTCTAGTTTTTGTCTAATTCTAGCCTTAGCTTCTCCAACTGTTTTAACTTTATAAAGTCCTGGATTTGCTTTTATTACTGATTTTGATATAATTTCATGAATTGGAGTGTCATCAGAAGCTTCTAAAAATTTTTTAGAGCATGTTTGACCTAAATTATGCATCGCATATGCTTCTTCAGGTGTCTGAGCTTTGTTTTTTTCTAAATATTTCTTCATTAACTCGGCTTGTGTGTTTACATTTTCTAGACTTTTTGAGCTACCTGGCTGTAAATACTCAGCTGTTTTAGGCTGGAACTGAAATAACCCTGTAGCAGATCCACCTTTTAATGGTTTATTGTATTTACCATGCTGAGATTCTACTCCGCCAATCTGGGCAATATCCTCTGGTTCAAATTGTTCAAATTCACCAGCAACTTCTCTGTAAACATCACCAGGAGTTTTCTCTACATAGGAAGCTTTTCTATTATCTAACATCTTTTTTAATTTACTTAATTTATCCATTTCCAAATTTTCCACGTAACAGGTTGGCGAGATTAATAAATTTACGAGGAGGATTATTGCTTTCATCTTCACCTCGTCTTTTTAAATAATTAAACCCAATTAATCGACCTGGACCATTATAAGATCCTTTTCCATGAGATTTAATTGGTGTAACATTTGTACTTGCTTCTTGAACAGGCTCTATTGATTGTAAACTTTCAGTTTCTTCGTCAATTGAAGATTCGTCAATTTGCTGATCTTTAAATAAATTTAATAATCTTTCCCACATTATGTATTCTTTTTCTTATTAAAAAGATTTTTTAATCTTGAAAAAATAGGAGTGTTTGTTGGTTCTATTTTATTAACTTTAGCATTATCTTCAAGAGGAATATTTCTTTGATTATTATGTGCATCATCATATATTTTATATCTTTCTTCTTCAGTCAATCCCTTCAAATAATCGAAAAGTTTTCCTGGATTGGGAGGACGCCTAACCGGTCCTCCAACTATTCTTCCTGGATCTTTTATTGGTCTAGGTGGATGAATTCCTCTTTTTCCAGGGTCGGGCAATTTCGAAGGAGGCAAAACTGGTTCGGTAATTGGATTAATTATAGGTTTTTCATTTGGAGGAGTAGGAGATGGTTTAAGATAAAACCCTGGATCAACGGGATGTATAGGACGCAGACGGTATTTTCCATCTTTGCCTAGAATTGGAGTTGGTAATGAACGACGAAAACGATCCATGTCTACAGTTGGAGGGCTAACTTCATCCATAGATTCATCACCCATCATTCTTCGATTAGGAGTTAATGTATTTTCTTCTTTTTTTGGTTTTAAAATAGATAATAGTTTATTTAACATATTATTTTGCTCTTGGTTCTAAACTTGGGTTTGGTAATAATTCAGCAGGTACTTCTGGTTGCCCAGGTAATTGATTCGCTGCAGAAGCTTGTGGTCCCATTTGACTAGCATCCATTGGAGCAATATTAGGAGCTTGTCCTTCAGGCATACCAGCTTGCATTTGTGCCTGAATTGGACCAGGAGGAAGTTCTCCTCCAGCCATAGGAGCTTGCATTGGTTGTAATGGTTGCTCTCCAATGATTTGTAAAAGATCTGGACGAACTTGACTAAGCATGTCAATATGTTCTTGAATGTGATCATGTACCTTGCGTGATAGTTCAGGATCTCTTCTTAATTCAGGATCACTAATTACAGAACGGTGTTCTTTAATGTGGAGAGCATGAAGATCTAGCGGATCAGCGTAGACATCCTTACCCTCCATCAACCATTCATTTTCACTATGAATCAACATGATATCAGACATTGTACCTTCAACTAGACTATCAAGGGAGCCAGTTTCAAGCACCATAAAATATTCACGAGGATCTTTAATTAAACCTTGTTGCATTAAATTATTTGCAATTTCTAATTTACCTGCTGTTGTTCTAGATAGTGGATTTCCAACATCTACGATAACTCTTTTAATATCACCAATCATATCTCCAGTAAATTCTTTAAGCAAAGGCTTTTTATTTTTACCAACAAGCGTAATCATCTTTGGAGTTGTGGCATAATCTTTCAAAATGTCTAGAAGCGTTGTTCCAATTTTTTCTAAGAATTTCACATAGTTTTGCTGAAAAGGAGATTGGAATTGCAAAGACATGGACTGAACTAATGCTAAGGCATTTCCTGAACGAAGTGATGCTTCTGGCGCACCCTTTGTTACTGAACTAACGCCAACTTGCTGATCCATTGCAGATGCAATCATATTAATAAAATTAAATGTTTCTGGAGCTGTAGCAGTTAATTGTAGAGCTTCAGGTTTTGCATTACCTTCTACAATATTAAGACCGCCTTCAAGTTGTGATAAGTTAATATCCGCTCCACGAGGAACCCATAAGTTCTGAACATTAAATGCATTTTGATTTGTCATTACTGCAGAATACATAGAATTCAAAGCTTCCTGCATTGGAAATACATCATACATGTCCGTATAACCATAAGGAGTTCCCATGATTGCATTTGGACATAATCTAAATACTGGGATAGATCTATAAGGCATTGGTAAATCTAGGAGAACAATATCACCAGATAAGAATAACAAGTATCTACCATTTGGCATAGCCTCGGTCTTTTTATGAAAAAACTCGTATACAGATATGTCGTCAGTGTCATCATTGGAGAATAAAGATAATCTATGATTGTTCCAACCATTTTTTGTTTCCATCCTCATTATATCTTCGGCTTTTTCCGGATATTTAGCAATTAAATTATAACGGTTTACAAACGAACGAGTCATTACCCATTCTTGTGAATGCCAGTTTTCTTTTGTTCCATCTACCACAACATCCAAAGGAGACAATAAACTAAACTCTAATTCTCCCTCATATGTAGGTTCGTTAGTTTCTGGATCAACATCGTGCATCTCTCCAGCCATTGCGTTCCATTCCATTTTTATATAAGAACTACCAAGAACAACAGCCATCTCTGCAGCATTAGAAACGATTTCTTCTAATCCTTTTTCTCTCATATAATAATCAAGAATACCATTTGCTAGATATGTTTGAGATAGCGATTTATAATCAGAGTTGATTGCTCTAGCTTCCAAAGTTGGACGATTGGCAGTAATCATACTATGGATATGACGAGCTAAGTTACGGAAAAGATTTACAGGAAGACGAACTAATTCGCCTTGTTCTCCAGTAAAAGAAATCTCGTGTGAGTTAATTCGGCTATCAAAATTGCCGTAATAGTATCTAAACATATCTTGAAGTTTGAATAGATACTGATTACTTTCTAAAATATTAAAGAATGTTCTACCCTTATGAAGTAGAGCGGTTGCAGTCTTTTCTGGTTCTCTTGCAGCAAAATACCTATTGTCATCTGAATTTGAAAAATCATCTGCAGCCATGTTTTAATCCTTAAAATTTGTTTAAAACTCTAACTAATTCAGAAAGAGGAACAATAAAATTATCTCTTTCTTCTTGAGTACTACCAGCAAATAAAACACCAATTACATTACCGTATTTATTAACAACAGGAGATCCACTGTTTCCGGGATAAGCAACTGCTGTAGTTGCATAAGTATTATATGATCTAATACAAACAAATTCGATCCCGTACATGATTCTTTGAAAGTCATTTAATTCTTGAACTATTCCGCGACAGTCTCTTCTTGTTTCAACTTCTTCAAGCATTTGAATTTTTTTATTTCCAATAAATTCACCTTGAGATATAGTTAATTGTCTTAATCCTGGGTGACCTACAATAAAGTTAAACGTTCCTTTTTTTGGTTCTGACCCTAAACTAAGAGGACTAAATCTCTTATCGCCCTGTAGTAAGCATAGATCATGTTTGCTATCTTTGTAAACAATTCTTTTAAAAATACCTTCAGATTCATCTTGTTTTATAATCATCCACCCATTTACAGCAGCAGCACACACATGCTTATTCGTTACAATAAAATTTTCACCCGACGCGGCTTTTATCGCAAAACCAGTTCCGCCTCCGCCTGATGTAGACAACACTTGAACAACAGATTCGCCAACTTCCCATCTTAAATAAGAATTATGGAGCTCAGCCTGATTAAGACTAAATAGACAGAAAAGAGCAGCACATGCTACCCCTGCAACTAACTTTTTCAATTTTCTTAGCATGTTATCTCTCTTTGTTTGTTTCTATTTCTAGTTGTTAAATACTACTTACGTTTAGGCTTAGATCCAAAAATTTGTTTATATATTTCTTGTGGGGTTTGAGATGAGAAATTTTCCTTATTATTAATATACATATTTCTTACGTCATATCCATAAGTTACAGGATAAGGATTTTTATTATAATTAATAGCTCGACTAAAGTAAAGTAATGCATCTACTCCATCATAATGCCCATCATCTTGCGATCTCGCGAACTCATCTTTTGCTGATTTATCTTTCCACTTACAATGTTTAAGATGTCTTACAAGAGTCTCGCATTTTGGATTAATTATAATTTTTTTATTAGCAAGCATTACTCTTAATTTATTAATATTAGCTAACTTATCATTTTTACTGGCAATTGAAAAATCTACAGGATGTAATGGATTATGTTTCTTAGCGTAAATACTAATCTCTTGAATAACAAATGGATTTATATCAGACACTCTCATGTCGGGTTTTACAAATTCATGAGTCAAATCATTTGTCCACAAAGAAGCCTCCTTATCCTGAATTTCTTTTGTAAAAACAGGCAAATGAATTTGTTTTCCGTTTTTAACTAATTCATCTTGGATAATTATTTTATCCTCCCTAAAATCATAATACCCAAACAGTACAACTGTCAAGTCTTTAAATCCAATATCCATCGCAACGTATCTATGATAGAAAGGAGGCAAGGGATGTTCTTTTACAATTTCAGAAATTAGTTCATCGTCGACTTCCGGCAATACAGACAATGCTTCATCCTTAACAATTTCACAAAGATACTCTCTTCTAAACTGAGAATTGTTTCTTCCGCCTTTAAACTTTGAAACAATGTTATCTTTCTTTTCTTGAGTAAGAAGGGGGTTGTCGTCTAGTGTCTTTTTTGTAAGAAGCTTGTTTGACTCTGCTTCTTCAATAAATTTAATAAAATCGTGATCTGGTTCGGCTGGAGGAGTTGAGGCTAATATTATTTTACCCCCCGTATGTGTTGTAGTTGGAAACAAAACTGATTTTACGTTATAATCTAGCTTATCGCAAAATCCTGCCTCGTCAACTAAAATTAAGTCTGATTTCTGTCCTCTTAATCTTTCTGCGGAATTCCCGTCAGATCCAGCCATTTGAATTTGGCTTCCATTTTTAAATATATAAACAAAGCTTGATGCAATATATTCTGGTTTTAAATCTTCTGGACAGTCTTCAAATATTTCTCTAAAGATTGGTTCAAAGATAGTGCGTGCATGTAATTTAGTATCTGTTAATAATTTGACAATTGTGTTAGGTTTTGAAATACAAGCCATCGTTCCAATCAAACCAAGACAATATGACTTTCCTGTTTGTCTAGCTAGAAGCCAAACAAGAGTAGATCCATCGGGTGCATTATTATAAATTTCAAACATTTCTTTTTGAATGACATGAAACTTATAATGAATCATCCCCCTTCGCCACAATTCATGACGAATCGCTTGCTTTGAAATAGAAGACATTAGCCTTCCCCTAAAGATTTCATCGCGGCTAATAACTCTTCATTACTTAAATTTCCAATACTTTCTTGTTTTTCTTTTGGCTGAGCAGATCTTAGTTCTTTTAATATCTTAACATAGATTTCAGATTTTTTACATTCTTCTAATGTTAACTCTCTTTGCATAGCATAATTTCTAAGCAATGCTAATTGTACTACTGCGATAGTTTCTGCATCTTCTGTATCAAATTCTTCATTTGGATTTAGTGCTTTAAGTCTAGTGTTTTCAATAGTTAACTGTTCAGTTTGTTGAACAAGTTCCTCTAGTTTTTTACGAAGTTCATTGATTTGTTTAGTTTGAGCAATGATGGTTGCAGCTTGTGCTTTTTGATAAGCTTTTGCATCTGATTCAGTTTCTGTATATTGTTCGGCTAATTTATCAATAGATGAGTTATCTGACATACTTATCTCCTAAATGACGAAGCCAACTTTGCTAATCCTGCATCGTTAGCAACTGTGTTGAATTTAACTTCTAATTCATTTTGTCGTTCAATTATTTTTTCTAATTCAGGATTAACAGATGGGGCTGATTTTGATTTGTCTTTTAAGAAACAAATAATATCAAATGCAATATATCCTATTAGACATAGGAGTGCGATTGTTGGTGCATGTGTGTGATATTTAATAAATGAAACGATTGAGGAAGCTGTAAACAAAATAAGGTACAAGCTCCTTACCACTTTTCCATGACTTAGGCGCATTTTGTTACCTTGTTAAAAAATTGAGAGTTTCCGTTAGCCGCTTTAAAAATTGTGTCACTAGACACTTTCGGA